CTTGGTTAAAATCAGACAAGTACAAAGTTGATAGAGGAGTTTATACCCTTAATGTTGACTCTGTTGAATCTGATACAACTAAAACAACAACCGATACTAAAGTTTCTAATAATACGAAGGCTGCTTATATTGTGTCTTCATTAACTGACAATGTTGTTCCTGAAAAGGATACAGACTTTGTAAACTTTGGTAATTATGCTGATATTAAAAATATCGTAAAATCTAAAAAGTTTTATCCTGTTTTTATTACTGGTCTATCTGGTAACGGTAAGACGCTTGCTGTGACTCAGGCATGTGCCGAGTCTAAAAGAGAGATGATCAGATGTAATATAACAATTGAGACCGATGAGGATGATTTACTAGGCGGTTATAGACTTAAAGATGGTCAGACCGTGTGGCAAAATGGTCCTGTAATCGAGGCGATGGAGAGAGGCGCTGTTCTTTTACTTGATGAGATTGACCTTGCAAGTAATAAGATTATGTGTTTACAACCTATCCTTGAGGGTTCAGGTGTCTATGTTAAAAAGATTAACAAGTTTGTTAAACCTAAGATTGGCTTTAATGTGATTGCAACTGCTAACACTAAAGGTCAAGGTAGTGATGATGGTAAATTCATCGGTACTAATGTTCTTAACGAGGCATTCCTTGAAAGATTTCCAGTTACCTTTGAACAACAATATCCTTCTGCTAAGATTGAAGAAAAAATTGTTGCTCAAAAACTTGCTAGTGCAGGTAAAAGAGATGAGAAGTTTGCTCATAATCTAGTGACTTGGGCTGACGTTATAAGAAAAACTTATAATGATGGCGGCGTTGATGAGATTATATCAACGAGAAGATTAGTCCACATTGCAGAAGCATATGGTATCTTCAAAAACAAAATGAAGGCAATCGCGGTTTGTACTAACAGATTTGATGATGATACTAAAACATCATTTACTGACCTGTACACTAAAGTTGATAGTGGTGCTTCAGTTGATCAGATACTTGAAGATAAGAAGAAGGCTGAAGAGGCAGAAATCTTATCAGAAAAGAATTCCGATGATAGTGAGGATGATGAAGATGGAGACATAAATGTCTAACCTATTGAGTAGTCAAAAATCTATCCATAGTGTAAGTCCGCTTGTGGCCCGAAAGGGTCACAAGTCTTATAAGGAGACAATATGAAAAAAGAAAGTATAGAAGAATTTTTAAAACGAGGTGGTAAAATAGAAAAGGTAAAACCTGGTGCAGCTGCTGTGTTAGGTTCTTTAGATAAATCTAAAATACCACATTATGATAATGATGATATTAAAAAAGGTAGAAAAGGTACGGCTGCAAAACCTGACTATTCTACATATAAAAAAGGTTCTTACCACGATTATGATGTGGGTGGTGATAAACCACCTGTGTGGGAAAAACAACCAAAAAATGAGATGGGAGGTAAATAGTAAATGTCAATTACAGTTGAAGTAAGAGGCGGTAATTTAGAGAAGGCAATGCGTGTACTAAAGAAAAAAGTACAAAAGGCAGGTATCGTAAAAGAGGCTAGAGATAGACAATATTTTATGAAGCCTTCAGAAAAAAAACGTGAGAAGATGAAAGCACGTGCTAAATTAATTGCAAAAGCCCAAAGAAAAAATGACGAGTTGTTAGGTTATCAATGGGTAAAAGGTGTTAAAATTAAAAAAATTTAGAGTTTCTACGCCGTTGTGTCTGATATATATATTATTACTAGAAGGCAATTCATAAGTCCTTTTAGGGGTGTAGATAGGGGGTACTCTGTACCCCCAGCAAATCGGTGATGTTTGCCAGTTTAACTCCGTGACAAAACGAAACTGGCACTTGTGGTCCATTGGTCTTAAAGGTTATACACGCCGTGGTTTTGACCGAATGTGTTAGGGTAAAAGTGGGTGAGACCTACCACTACCACGCTTGACATTATATAAATAATTATTATATAATATCATAGACAATGCCTAAAAGGGTTGTCAGAAAATAAACTTTGCTTAACAAAAGGAGGTTTTATGACCAATAAAGCACTATCTATTTTCAATCAATTAAGACCAGTAACCGTAGGGTTCGATAATGTGTTTGATCACTTTGAAAGAATGTTTGATGATGATTTCAGAGCAATATCAAATATGCCTGCGTTTCCTCACTATAACATAGTGAAGAATGATAAAAACAAGTATGATATAGAAATCGCACTTGCTGGTTACAATAAAAAAGACATTGAGGTAAACCTAGAGGATGGTGTACTTTCAATTAAATCTAAAAAGGAAGAGAAGGAAGATACTAAAGACGGTGAGATTATTCACAAAGGTATCGCTAAAAGAGATTTCTCTAAATCTTTTAAAATTGCTGATGATGTTGAAGTCAAAGGCGCTGAGTTAAAAGATGGCCTTTTAAGAGTGTCTTTAGAAAGAATAGTACCTGAGTCTAAAAAACCAAGAACTATTGATATTAAATAACATAGATAGGGGCGGCTTAATCGCCGCCCTTATATAAATAATTATATAATCGTTTATCCTATCGGATGGAAGTAGGCAATCGCCGAAGAAACGCACCTTACAAAAGGAGGCGTTATGAACTTTAGAGATTTCGCAATCGTAAGAAAGATGTTAAGAGTTGCTGAATCGCATAGAGCGATCAATAGACAAAAGGCAAAAAGACCTTTGAGTAGACCTAGAGCGACTAAAAACATCACGTCTAAAGATCCTAATATGCAAGGCATATAGGCTTGACAAATTAAAAAAAATTTGTTATTATAAGAATAGTGATGTATAAATAATTATACACCACACATAGAGAGGTCAGTCCTCCACAATATACTGACCTCTCACTTAATCATTGAAGGAGAATATATTATGGAATTAATTAAACACACATTCAAATTTAGAGAAGGCGACTCAGACGAAAAAGGTGGCTGTACTTTTATCGGTGGTACATGGAAAGATGTAACCACAGATGACCTATTTAAAGGTAAAAGAGTAGTATTGTTTAGTCTACCTGGCGCCTTTACACCTACATGTTCGGGTGAACAATTACCAAGTTATGATAGAGATTATGACAATTTTAAAGAAGCAGGTATAGATGATGTATATTGTATATCTGTAAATGACGCTTTTGTTATGAACGCTTGGGCAAGAGATTTACAAATTAAAAATGTTAAAATGATACCTGACGGTTGTGGTACTTTTACTAGAGCAATGGGTATGTTAGTAAACAAACCTAAACAAGGTTTTGGTTTAAGATCATGGAGATTTGCAGCTATTATAAACGATGGTCAATTAGAAAAAGCATTTATTGAACCAGGTTTAAATAACTTTAGTGATGATGATGATCCTTATACGGTATCTAATCCATCTCATGTATTAGAACAATTGACAAAATAATCTTTTAGTGTTATAATTATATTATGAAATACAATGAAGATAAAATCTTAAAAGAGATTGGTGATTATGTTAAATCTACTTATGGCGAACATTACTCTACTGGTAAAGATGGCTTTCAAGTTTTAGATTTACTTAAAACACTAAAGATTGGAAAAGATTTTTGCCATGCAAATGCAATTAAATATTTGTGTAGATATGGCAAAAAGAATGGTCACAATAGGGCTGACTTATTGAAGGCCATACATTATACTATACTATTATTAAATTATGATAAGGAGAAGAAATGAAAATAAGTGAAGCGACAATGGGTGTGTTGAGAAATTTCTCGGACATCAATAACAATATACTTTTCAAACCTGGCAAATCAATTGCTACAATGTCAACAATGAAAAACATTATGGCAAAAGCAGATGTTGCTGAGGAGTTTGAAAGTGAATTTGGTGTATATGACTTACCAGAGTTTTTAAGAGCACTAGATTCTTTTGCAAAACCTGTACTAAAGTTTAATGGTTCTGCTAATTTACAAATCAAAGATGAGAGTTCCTCTCTATCGGCAAGATATGCTTTTGCTGATAAATCTACTTTAGTTGTTCCGACTAAAGAAATACAAATGCCTGACAAGACGGTCACATTTACTTTAAAAAATAGTGACTATGATTCTGTCAAAAAACTATATACAAATTTAAGTCTACCTGATATTGCATTTAAAGGTGAGAATGGCAAGATTAAATTAGTTGCATTAGATAAAAAGAATAGTAATTCCAATACTTCATCTATTGAAGTTGGTACTACTGATATTGAGTTTACTGCTTACATCAAGGCAGAGAATATGAAAATTATTCCTGGTGAATATGATGTTGCGTTATCTAAGGCAAAGATTGCTCATTTTATCAACAAAAAAGTTCCTGTGCAATATTGGATTGCATTAGAAGCTGATTCAACATTTTAGAGGTGTTGAATGTCAGACTTTTTATGGGTTGAAAAATACCGTCCTAGAAAAATATCAGATTGTATTTTAAGTGAAGACTTAAAATCTACCTTTCTAAAATTTTTAGATAGTAAAGAACTACCTAATCTTCTCCTCTCTGGCACAGCAGGTACGGGCAAAACAACGGTTGCTCGTGCCTTATGTGAAGAACTAGGTGTTGATTATATTATCATCAATGGTTCAGATGAAGGTAGACATATTGATACTTTAAGAACTACAATCAAAAACTTTGCGTCTAGTGTTTCATTAGATGGTAATTCAAATCACAAAGTAGTTATTATTGACGAGGCTGATTACATGAATCCTGATTCTGTTCAGCCTGCATTAAGAAACTTTATTGAAACATTTTACAAGAATTGTAGATTTATATTTACTTGTAATTTCAAAAACAAGATTATACCTGCCTTACATAGTCGTTGTACTTGTATTGATTTTCGTATTACTAATGGTCAGAAAATCAAAACTGCTACTGCTTTTATGGGTAGATTATCAGATATTCTAAAACAAGAACACATAGAATTTGATAAGAAGGTACTTGCTGAACTAATACAAAGACACTATCCAGACTTTAGAAGAACTATC